AATGTTTACGTCCCTCCCTTGTCGCGATTCCAACACCAGCTCAGCACGCGCCATTTTGATATCGTGCTTGATTTTCTCCGCGTCCAAGAGCAGCTTGCTGTCCTCGGTCTCTTCCTTGTGCTCCTGCTTTTGGCGGTCAAACACCGTCTTGTTTTGCTCTTTTAATATGTCGAGATCGAGCTGTCCCTCCATAACTGCAACCTGTCGTGTCTGCATCTCGGCCTGAAATTCAGCCTGGTACTGAGCCATCTGGTCAGCCTGCTGTTGCTGCTCTTCAGCCTGCTGTTGCTGTTGCTGCTGCTGCTGCTGGTAGGCCTCGTCGTTGGGGTCTTGCAAATATGCCGCGCCCTCTTTGATATTTAACAGCTCAAACGCCCTGGAGATCATTGCGTGACGCTGCGCCGGTCCGTAGAGGCCGCCAAGGTTGGGGTCTTGCGGATTCATCGTGAACTGGCTGTCCAGGCTCAACAGCATCTGCGCCTCCTTGGCTTGCTCGTCCGGGGTCAGCGCGACAGCAACGGTCATTTCAGTGCGGTCACCAAGCATTGCAGGGTTGATAGCCACAAAGCGCCCATCGAGCTGCATCATTTTTTCTTCGGTTTCGTTCTCGACGCCCAGCTTATAAATATCGTGCATCAGAGGCTTCAAAAAAGTCTCCGCGAAATTTCTCGCCATGACCATGATTCGCCGGTTGGAGGCGTTCATGAACGTGTTGATTAAATCACTAGAGTTCTGCTTGCTCACCGCCGTGGTGTCCATGCCCTTGGACATTCGGCTTGAGCCGGATCGCATTTCTTTCTCTTGCTCAAAATTCTCTATGGCTGTATACACGCCGCCGTTGAGCTGCGGGGTGGGCAGAGGCCGCACCACAGACTCGGGGTTAGGTGACATCACATCAACCACCGCACCAACGCGGTTATCTAACAAATCCCTTGGGTTCTTAACCAGCGACAGGTTAGCGACCCACCGGCTTGTTGTGGTCAACATCATGTGATCAACCACGCCACGTTTTAGGCTGGACATAGTTTTCTGTAGATCGATCAGCACGTCCGCCAGGGACATGCCATAGAATCGGTGCGGGAGAGGGAAGGGCGTAAAGGTGCGGAATGGCATCTCACTGACGATCTCAGTGTCCAGCATCGTGGTTCGGCTGTGGATGCACTTGTAAAACACGCAGGCGTTTATCTCTTCGTCGTAACGTTTAATGTAAGACTCGTACAGCGTCACATACTCGCGGTCACTGGAGTCGTCAAGCCCAAAGCGGTCACTGCGGAAGCTGTCCACAGAGTCTCTGCCAAGCGAACCCTCGTGCATCATGTCCTCGTCGCCAAGCTTGTCTACTAAATCCTGAGAAAGCCCCTCAGATAACAGCTCACCTCGGGTGCGCTCCATTCGGTGCGAACAAAAATCCGCGTCATCGACAGAGGTCGCCCTTGGGCTGATTAAAAAGTCTTCAGGCTCCACGGTCTCAACGCAAACCTTGGAGGTGTTAATTCTGCGGCGTGCCGACCCAGACAGGACCAGCTCGCTGAACATCTCCCCGGTTTGCGGGTTCTGGGCCTGCGTGAAGTCCTCGATAATTTCCATCGGGTCCACAGCCGGGTCAGACATCATCTGATTGAAGTCGTTCTCGTTGACGCCCTCAAACTCAAACTCCTCGTACCTGTAGTCCTCTTTCCAGTAGCGTTTAACGACACCTGTTTTGGCAACCAGCGCGTCATGAATCACATCCGTTAGCACTTTATGGCCCGAATTTTGTCTATAAAAACTGTAGTTGGTCCAGGCTGTCGCCATGCGTGCGCCCATTGCGTCTTCAGGGCTTTGCGCCTCAAACCTGCAGATGTTTTTGTCTGCGCTGAATGTTTCGAGCAGCATCGCCTTGACTGCCTCAACGGCGTCGAAAACGTCCATTGAGACGTGGTGAGAGCGCCCCTTAATCTCGTTGCCCATCGGCTCACCGTAGTAATACTTGTGCGCCGTATCGCGTTGCACACCGACCTCGCTGTTCGCATAGGTGTCGGCGGCGTCAATGTTTCGCTCCAGGGTCGATAGAAGCTCTGACTCATCAATAATCGTATTCATGGCTCGTGTGTCCTGTTGTGTTGCTGCCGAGCTGTTTCTGCTCGACATCGTTTTGTCCAAACCTCGTGACTGAGATAGCGGCGTAGCGGGTTGCGTCGATCAGATCGTCGAACTGCTTGTGAATTTTCCCTTTTTTTCGGTGGTATCGACGGAATTCCTCGAACCAGGGGGAGAGGTTGCTGAAGACCTGAAGCCTGCCGGTGCGGAACCGCTCCAGCATTTCCATCAGCCCAGGCTCCACATAATTTGAGCCGTCTGCGTTGCTGAACTTACCGATCATCAGCACACCGGCCTCGACATACATTTCCGCCAGGGTTCGCCCAGAGCCTTTCTCCGTGCTGTCGCCATCGTGCGGGTAAATCATTGGAATGGTTTTGCCACGGCTTTTAATGGCCGATGCGTGAACCGCCGGAATTTCCCCCTCTTTCTTATAGCAGTCAAACACATAGATTGTATCGGTATCCGGGTTGTAGGCGGTCCACACAGCGGTTGTCGGGTGGGTTATTCCAAAATCAATCGCGGCCAGTTTTTTATAATGAGGGGGTATCTCAAAGGGTTCGCACTTGATTACCTCCTCTGCAATTGGGAACACCATTCCCTCACCCAGTATGGGTATACCTTTGCTCCGCATATCTCGCTGATACTCAGGGATTGCCGCCAGTAGCTGTTTTTTGGTGGCATCGGTGATGTGGGGTGCGTCATCCCAGGTTACATTCTGCAGGTACTGACCATCGACGCGGTGATCCAGAAATTGTGTTACAAGCTCGGTCACGCCGTTTTCAGGGGTGAATGTCAGTACCACGTATCCGCCTTCGCCGCCGTTGCCTGTGGCGGTGCGGGTCAGTACCTGTGGGTAGATGGTGGGATCGACGCTTTCCTCATCGATCCAAATAAAATCTTGAGAGCTGCCCATCAAAACGTGCTGACCCTGAGAGTAAGATTTAAACGATACCAGTGAGGTGTTGCCGGTTGCGTATCGGACCGCAACGTCCCGTGGGAGCCTTGGCGTACCCATAGCCGGGGTGACCTGATAGACCAGATCCTGAGTGATTAAACCCGATCCGTCGAACTTGCCGTCCCCCAAATAATTACCGAATAACTCCTTTACGACAACATCTCTGAGCTGCTCGCCAGAGACGCCTAAGCACCAAACTGAGGTGGGCTTGTTAAAGCGGATTCCTTCCCACCAATCTGGATATTTTCCAGTTAGGTGATACGCGACCTCGACGGCCATTGATGCCGTTTTTCCGACACGGTTCGCGGCCATCAGCATTCGCTGCTTATTTTTTAAACCGGCTTTATAAAGTTTGAGCTGCCAAGGGTAAGGTTTGAAGTACTCAATGCGATGGGTTCGCTTGTGCTCTTTAACAACACCAATGGCTTTTGCCAAATCCGCCGCTCGATTTTCCTGCTCTTCGGTAAGAACAACCGGCTCTTTTTTGCGAAGCGATTTTTTTGAAGCGATTTTTTCTGTCACAAAGCGGCCCGTGTGTGTAACTGAATATGACCCCCGTACCCGCCCCGGGGCGGAGTCCCGTTTTTGCGAAGCCGTTTTATTTGCCTTTTTTGCCTCGGAAGCCTGGCACATTCAAAATCGTAAGTCATTGATTTCATTGAAGTTTCTCAGAGCCGTTTAGGCTGGCACAGTTGCAACTGTGCCAAGATTGGCTGCAAGTCATACGCAGCAAGGACACTACGGTTATTACTAATAACCGTTCACAGTTTGCTTGGGTCGATACCCGCTGACTTGAGCGCATCAATGGCCGCATCAAGCTGGACCTCTACGCCTATGCCGCCCGAGATGTCCATCTCCTGCCGATCCGTCCACCTGGCGCGGTTCTTGAGGAAGAAGATCTGCGCGGCTGTACTGGGCTTGTCTGCATTCGTAGCGCCAGTGAACAGGGCGCTAGTCACCGCTGTGATACCAGCCTGCTGCCCGTCCTTTAATGCCTTATCAAACT